AGAGAGGTAGAGTTGCTAGACGTAGATGGAAATGTTAAAATGAAAAAAAGAAAATTAAATAGTAAAAATCCTAAGTATTATCCAGTTGAAGAGGATCTGGTAAAAGAAAGAAAAGAATTAATAGCTGTAATACCAAAAAGCAAAAAACGTGAAGTTAAAGTATATGCGGTGTTCAGCGAAATAGAATAATTATGAGTTCACCATTATACGCTAAAATTAGTTCAGCTTGTAAAGCTGCTGCAAAAAGAAAATTTAAAGTGTATCCCTCAGCATATGCAAATATGTATGCGAGTGCAGTATGCTCTGGTAAAGTAACCCCTGGCGGTAAGAAAAATAAAAAAGCCGATGGTGGTATGATTAACAAAGTATCACAAGAGAGAAAAAAAGTTTCCAATTATAACCAAGGTGGTATCGCTAAAGGTTGTGGTGGTGTGATGGCAAATAGAAGAAAGGTCACAAAGAAACTCTAATGGGACTTCGTAAGTGGGTAGGAGAAAAATGGGTTGACATCGCTAATAAGAAAGCAGATGGCAGCTATCCTAAATGTGGTCGTAGTGGAGGAGAGAAGAGAAAGAACTATCCTAAATGTGTTCCTTTAGCAAAAGCAAGAAGTATGTCTAGAGGTCAAAAAGCTTCTGCTGTTAGAAGAAAACAGAAAGCCTCAAACACAGGACCGAAACCCTCTATGGTTAAAACAATTGTCAAGAAGAAAACAAGCAGAAAAAATAAAGCTTGATGTAATTAATTGGTCTAAGACTGTCTTAGAACCAATGAACAAACACATCGGTTTCCCCGCCTGTCCTTTTGCAGCTAAATGGAGAAAAGATAATAAAGTACGAATTGAAGTTCGTATGGATAAGTCCAAATACGAAAAACAATTAACCGATGTCATTAAATCTTGGAATAAGAAGCAACACGATATTATTATTTACTGTGATCCGTTCTTTGAGCAATACACGCCAGAACAGTTTCAAGATAAGATAGATTTTTATAATAAGACCTATAATAGAAGAGATGTGTATTTTATGGGCTTTCATCCAGAAACACCTGCTGATCCCGATAGTGAAGCTTTTCTTTGTGATCCTACAGAAGAGCCCGTTGAACACTCTGGTTTAGAGTATTCGATGATGCTAATACAGAAGTTTAAACAGCTGTATGAAGCAAGTTGCAAACTCCATAAGATAGGCTATTATGAGAAATGGCCGAAGGAATACTACGAGGAAGTCGTAGCTGAACGCCAACGTACGTACGAACAATTAAATAAAAAGAGGTAATTATCATGATGGGTAAAAAGAAACAAGTAATCAAAAAGCGAGGCGGAGGCATGGCAAAGAAAAAGCAAGTCATGAAGAAGCGTGGCGGTGGTATGATGAAAAAACGTGGTGGCGGAATGGTTTCTCCACGTAAAGCCATGGCAATGGGAAAGTAATTTAGTATGGCTACTTCAGGAACAACAGATTTTAATCTAGATATTGACGAGATTATTGAAGAGTCTTTTGAGCGAATCGGTAAGCAAGTCAGAACAGGTTATGATTTAAAATCAGCTAGAAGAAGTTTGAATCTTTTATTATCCGAATGGGGCAACAGAGGAGTTCATCTTTGGAAGGTTGTTAATCATACACAAAACCTGGTAGCCAATACTACAACTTATACTGCACCTGCAAACACAAGTGATGTTTTAGAAGCAGTGTTTAGAAATGGTAGCACCGATACTACCATGACAAAAGTTTCAAGATCAGAGTATCAAGCGATACCTAACAAAAGTTCTACAGGTGTTCCGACACAATATTATGTGAGAAGAAATTTATCGAACGTAGAAATCAATTTATATCTCACACCAAACACAACAGATACTCAAATTAATTATTACTACTTAGCTAGAATTGAAGACGCAGGAGCCTATACAAATACTCCAGATGCACCATACAGATTTTTACCTTGTATGACTTCTGGTTTGGCTTTTTATCTAGCACAAAAACATAGTCCTGGAAGAGTACAAGAAATGAAAATGTATTACGAAGATGAATTACAAAGAGCATTGACCGAGGACGGTCAGCGAACTTCCGTGCACCTTGTACCACAAAACTATTTTAGGAGTTAGTTATGGCTTTTGCTACAGGTAAATATTCACAAGCCATTTGTGATCGATGTGGCTATCAATACCCTTATCTAGATTTAAAAAAAGAATGGAACGGATTATTTGTTTGCCAAGAATGTTTTGAACCCAAACATCCTCAACTAGATCCACCGTATTCAAGACCCGATCCCGAAGCATTACAAAATCCTAGACCCGATAGAGAAGAACCTATTGTTGTTCAAGTAGGAAATCCTAATCAAAGTTTATTTACAAGCAATGGTATGCAACCATCAGAGGTAAATGGCGACTTGATTGTAAAGAGTAGAGTTGGTAAAGTGACCGTGGAGATATCATGAATTATTCCGAACTTTTAACCAATGTAAGAAACTACACAGAGGTAACTTCTGATGTATTAACTAATGCGGTTATCAATGTATTTATTACAAATGTAGAAAATAAAGTAGCAAGAGAAGTCGATAGCGATGATCAGAGAAGATATGCAACGACGACTTGTACCGCAAATAATGCTTTCTTAGATGTTTCTGGCCCCGAAGGTGGATTTCGTTTTGCACGAGGATTACAAGTAATTGATGCCAACAATAATATTACTTGGATGGAGCAAAGAGATGCTACTTTTATCGATGAATATTCAGTAACTCGAAGTGAGGCAGGCAGCTCTACAAATGGAGTTCCTAAATATTGGGCTAACTGGGATGCCACAAATTTAATCATGGCTCCTACTCCAGATCAAGTTTATACAATCGAAATGTGGTATGACGAAACTCCACAACATATGGATACGAGCAACGCTAGTGCCACTACTTTCTTATCTAACAATGCACCCGAGGTTCTTTTATATGGCGTACTTGGTGAAACTTTTTCCTACTTGAAAAATACACAAGATATGCAATTATACGAACAGAAGTTCCAACAAGCTCTTCAGCTTTATGCGAATGAGCAAATGGGACGTAAACGTAGGGACGAGTATTCCGATGGTGTATTACGACTCCCTCTAAGATCAGTAGACCCGGGAGGTAGTTAAAAATGGCAATTAACCAAGCAGTTTGTGCAACATTCAAACAGCAATTGTTAGATGGCGATCATGATATATCAAGCGATACAGTCAATCTCGCTCTCTATACAAGTTCTGCTACTTTGGATGCGAACACATCAGCCTATTCAGCAACTAACGAAGTTGGTGCATCAGGCTCATACGCAGCAGGCGGCGCAACATTACAAAATGCAAACGTCAGCTTAACTAAAACTAACGCAACAGCGTCAACAGCTTTTGTAGACTTTGATGACTTATCATTTACAAGTGCAACAATCTCAGCTCAAGCAGCTTTGATTTACAACACTTCATCAGCGAATACAAATGCAGCGATTGCAGTATTAGATTTTGGTGGCGTAAAAACATCCACAAACGGAACATTCACAATTCAGTTTCCAACCAACGACGCAACAAGTGCTATTTTAAGGATTTCCTAATCCTAGGGAGTCCTTACCATGGCAGACGCTTGGGGTGAAAATAATTGGGGCGAAGGCTTTTGGGGCCAACAGAGTTCCGTAACAGCGACTGTCACTGGTGTAGAAAGTTCATTTACACTTGAAGATGTTGGGCGTACAGGCACAGCATTAATTAATCCTACAGGTGCAGAGGCACCTGCTGAAGTTGGTCAAGCAATTGGCACACCTGAATCTATTTATCCTTTAACAGGAGCACAATCTAATACATCAACAGGAACTCTCACTATAGGTGAGGGACACGGTGTTCAACCAACAGGCGTTGAGATGTCATTTGCGGATGGCACTGAAACTGTCATCACAACAGTTGATGCAGGTTGGGGAAGAAATACCTGGGGATCATTTGAGTGGGGATTAAACATCGAAGTCTTCGGTAATGTTACTGGAGAGCAAATGACCTTTGGTCAATCAAATGTCGATGTCTTCACAGGAACAGGAATCGTAGCCAATGCTACAGGAATTGAGATGTCGACCAACTTAGGTACGACCACTCAAACC